TTACTGAACCACCGCCTGTAACACTAAAGTCTAATGTGCCGTCAGAATCTTCGTATGTGACAGTTATGTTACTTTCTGTGTTACCACTAACCATGGCACCCACAACATCTTGAATAGCTTCCGTTAAATCAATGTTTGCTGTTCCATCGAAAGAAACCCCTTGAATGGTCCTGGCATTTTGTAGGGCTGTTGCTGTTGCTACATTTCCAGAAGTAAGGGCCAAAGTTCCTGTAGAAGCTGGAAGAGTTATAGTAGGATTGCCACTAAAGTTAGCGTGTGCGGGTGCTTGTAACCTAGCGTAATGTGCATTTGATGATTCACAATAAAAATCTATCCTAGATTGCGCAGTACCATCATTTTTGATAGCTATAGCACCCTGGCTAATTTGCACACCGTTTGTAGATCCGCCGCCAACGCCTAAAGAAGTTGTAATCTCTGTGGCTGCTGGTAAGCCAATAGTAATTGTTCCTGAACTTTCTGTTACCTCTACTTCGTTAGAAGTACCTGCAAATGTAAGAGTACCGCCTAAAGATATGGCAGTAGCACTTGCACCAGCACCGAAGGTAATAGATGAATTACTTAATTTAGAATTAGCTATAGAACCAGCTAACATTGAGTTTTCTACAGATGTAGCTGCTATGGTCGCTGTAAGAGTTGCACTAGCTAAATTAGTAAGTGTGACATTACCTGTAAGATCGCCGCCTAGTGTAATGACAGGTGATTTATTAATGGTGACGGCGGAGGCAATGTCCCCGCCATCAATGTTCAAAGATACGGCTGTACCAGTACCGCTAAAGATTGCATCTATAGCATCTAAGTTAGCATTTAACTTTTGTCCCCAGTTGGTAGAAACATCTAACTCTGGTTTAGTTAAAGATAAATTGGTTGTTGTGGTATCTGCCATTATCCTGAAGCCTGTTTATCTAATTCTGTATATGTAGCTGTAGAAACTGTTTGCTCGGTCCAAACTCCGTCTGCCACAGATTCTTCGGAAAAAGTTGTTGCAGCTACCTGTTCTTCTTCCCATTTTAAACCACCAAGAGCAACAAAACTACTTGTTCCTGTTATGCCACCACCGCCTTGTATAACTAATTGTCCTTGACCAACGACAGCAGTAGATACTTCTGAACTTGCTGCACCTTGTAAAACTATTTGTCCTGTACCTACTAAGTTAGAAACTGCCGATATAGAAGAAGATCCTAGATCTATTTGTATGCCAACAGCGACAAAACTTGACGCACTTATAGTGTCCGCAGATCCAAGAAGTATTTTTAAACCAGCAGCAGAAGCACTAGAAGTAACAGATACAGAACTTGCACCAAGATTAATTTTTGACCCATTTGCAGTTACAAGCGAAACGCCTGTAATTGCTACAGAACCAAAATCATATTGAAGGTTATTCCAATTAGACTTGTTGTAACGCCCAAAGTTATAAGTTTGTTCAGACATTACTCTAGGTCAGGGTAATATCTACTTCACCCGCATTGAATCTAAATACATCTCCTGAAGCTACTGTTTTATTAGCAGTTAAACTTGCGTAAGCTAATAAATTACCACTTGTACTGGCATCAAATATACCTACAGCAACAACAGTTCCATAGTCTGCCGTTGCAGTTGGATATTCTACAGCAGAAGAATTAGTAGCTAGTGTGCCTGTTCCTGAAACACTAAAAGCCATAGTTTGCCTGGCATACGCAGTACCAGATGTAGAAACTTCTGTACCACCCCCAGTATCAGATGGAGCGACAGTATATAAAGCTGCGTATAAAGTTGTTGGAGATGTAAACGAAGTGTTAGTGAAAACATGCTTCATAATTTTATCTTCTAAGTAATCTGTAAATCCCGCCATTTCTACCTCTATGTGTTATCCATATAATATATATTTTTTTTCCTTTTACCATAAGTTCTTCTTCTTGGTAAAAGAGATCCTTTTCCAAATTGTTTTTTCTCCTCTTGGTCCTCTAATTCTTTTATTGCTCTCTCAAAATATCTTTCAAACAATGGCACTCTTTCATCTTCCATAAGAAAGATTGATGCGTGTTTCAATGCACCATACAAATATAAATCTGAATGATTTGTAGAAATAAAATTAGATGTATTGCTGTCACTTAATGCAGATATTTTTTCGTAGTAAGTTAATTGCAATGTGTAAGATTGGTCTGGTGTTGGTGCTAATTCAAGCGTGTTATCTACAATAGAAAAATACATGGGTTGTCCAGATCTATTGTTGTTGCTTTTTCTGTATAGATCCAAAGATTCTATTGTTTGTTGCATGAGTGGTCTGAAGTTATTAGAAGTTATTTCTATGTTTATTGCTTCTAACCAATCAGTTGGTAAAGATAAATATTGACCGTCTGCTGTGGCCGTAGCTCTTTTGACCATATCAGAAGTTCTTAATCTTCTGTTTAATTCTGCTTCTGTTTGATCTATAAAACCATCAAGTTCAGATGTTAAATCACTTCTGTTTAAGTAACTTGCAATTTTTGTTTTTAATTCTGAATAAGTCATACTTTGCCCTGCCAAACTCTAAACATTTTATTATCTGGATTGTTAAGCCATCTTTTCAAATGAGATTTATCTCTAATAGATCCTTCTCTTAGCATTTTATTATATATGACCATAGGTATTTCTGCGACAAGTCGCATATCTTTACCTGGTTTTAATTGACTTAATTTTTTTACATTGTCCAGGACAGGCTGAACATTCTGTGAGTGATGATAAATATGTTTGTCATCTTCAGTAACAAAATCAGATTTGCCACCTACTGTAAAACTTATTGTTGTTGTTTTTTTTGACATCTTAAAAAAAGGGGGAGTGTGAGTTTTATAGGAGAAACTCCCCCTTTATTTAGCTTATGAAGTTGATAAGTCTGCAACTAAACCATGAGCCTTTTCGTTGCTCATTTCTAGTCCATACTCAACAAGTAACATCTTAGTTTCAGCATCACCAATAGTTGAAATATCAGTAGTGTTGAAGTCTCTAAGGTAAGCAACTTTAGCAAAATCAGGATCTACTAACATAGCTGTTCTTGCTCTACTAACATTAGTAGGAATAACTTGTAGTTCACCAAAATCACCAGAATAGATAGAAACAGATGCTTCAATAGTGTTTGCATCTATCATCTGTCTAGCTGATGATCTACCACTAAATCCTGAAACAACTGATTTTACATGAGGACCAACAATTAACATTGAAGGTTCACCACCATTTGTAAAAGCGGATTGTTGCACAGATTTAATCATTGCTTCAGAAAAAGTTCTTTGCGTACCATCTGTAGGAGCAGCACCGTTACCGTTACCAGCACCGTTTGTACCTCTTGAAACATTAGTTTCAATCCAGGTTTCAAAACCACCAGTTTGTCTAACAGTTGTAGCATCACCAGCGTTTTTTGCTGTATTACCAGTAAGGGCAACTTCCATATCTTTCTTTAAGACTTTCGCCATTAAAGCCAGTTGGTGTGCCATTTCTGACCTTTTTCCAGCCGCATCAGAAGCATTTTGCGTACCTGTTACAGTCGCATCTCTGCTGCTAATTTGACATATATTGCTTTCTCTAACAGTAGCAGTAGAAGCTGATCTTGAAAGTTCAAAACCTTCTAATTTACCAGTACCACTTGCAGTTGGTAGAGATTCAGTTTGCCAATCAAATTGAACATTGTTGACATTTGTTCTGCCTATTGCACTCATAAATGGAGTAGCTGTAGGAGAGATATTATAGATTACATCTGATAATTCTTCTCTATCAGCAGTCGCAGTATAGGTGTCAAAGGCATTTGTGACCTTAGCCATTTTAATACTCCTCTGGCTTTCGCCAGGATTAAATTAAATTTTCAAATACTTTAGCCGCATCTTGCACTTTGCCAGATTTGGCCAACCTTTTTTTAGCCACCGATGCACGGGTTCGAGATTTCTTAGTGTTTACTGTTCCTGGTTTTGCAACTTTGGACACAACTTTTTCTTTAGGTTTTTTCTTAACAGCCTTCTTAGTTTTATGATTTAACCATGCTTCTCTTAATCCATGTAAAGCACGATAATCAATAATCATATCTATTTCCTGGTCTGTATAACCTAAAACATTAACAGCATATTCTTTTATAGAAGCCTTTTCAGATTGTGCTTTATCAGCATTTTTCCATTCGGGTACAACCTCTAAAATCTTTTTGTTGCTGAACTCAAGGATGGTTTTCTGTTCTTCAAGAAATTTTTCTTCTTGTTCCTTCTTCAACCTTTCTTCCTCTTGCAAAGCAATATCTAAAGTTTTCTGTGTTCTATCCCAGCGTTCTTTTTCTTGAACATACTTGTAAGGATCTTCCTCACTTAGTTTGGCCCAATCGGGTTCTTCACCCATGCTACCAGCAATAACCGCTTTTAATTTCGGTACCATCTCTGCATACGCAGCTTTTTCTTTCTCAACCTCCAAAGATATTTGGTCTAAAGTTTGTTCCTTCTCCGCAACCTTTTGAGTTTTTCGAGTATAGTCTTGCTGACGAGAATAGCCATTGATAAGTTCTTCGAGTGTGACCTCAATTTCTACACCATTAACTTTAACGGCATGAAGTGCAGGTTCCTCTATTTCTTGCTCAACTTCTGTTTGTTCTTCGTCTGTTTCTTCGAGTTCTGATTCTTCAGATTCTTCCTCTAATTCTTCTTCATCTTCTTCCGATTCTTCTTCTTCAAGTTCCTCATCTTCAAGATCTTCAGTTTCTTCAGTTTCCTCTTGGTCAACAATTTCTTCTTCTTCAAGACTTTGTTTTTCTTCTTCCTCTGGATTTAGAAAACTCTCAAGAGAAGAAACTGCTTGTTCCATCTCAGATTGTAATGCAATCGGTTTATCCGTTGTTGCCATATTTAACCTCGTTTAGTTTGTATTTTATAATGAATTTCTTATCTTTTGTATATTTGTTTTAGTAAGTTTACCTTTTTCGATAATGATTCTTAGGTGTCTTTCTATTTCTGGCAAAAGGGATATTGCCCTGTGAAGATCCTCTCTCCAGGTAACATCTTCAAGTTTATTAGAATTTTTCCAATGTGCTATATATTCTTTCTCAAGGTTTTGGATTGCCAATTTAAAAACTTCGCTTTTTAAAATGTTTTCTGCTTCTTGGGATTCTCTTACTTCTTTTTCAGTTACCATTATTAAATAGATCCAAATAAACCTTTAAAGGCTCCTGGATAAAGAGTTTGAAACATAGATAGTCTTTGAGATATATCAGGTTTTTGGACATTTCGTTCTGCAAGATTCATTTTATCCATGTCTAAATTAGGAAGTTTGCTAAAGTCTATAGTATCTAGCATTTTGTTAAGTTCCATCATGGATGGTGAAACTTTTTCTTGCATAGGTTTTTGCATCATTGGGTTGCCCATTGGTGCAGTCATTCCTGGTTTCATTCCTATAGACATCATTAAAATAAACTACTGTATGCGATAGGCAATAACAAAGAAATTATAATCCCTGCTATCCACCATAATCTTTGTGAGTGTCCTTCAATCAATGCTTCTATGCGATCAAATCTTTCATAAGCGTTTTTCCAGCGTTCACCGCATACTTGTTCGTGCGTTTCTATTTGACTAGCTACTTGATTGACTGTTGTTCTTGGCATTAATAACTCCATATTGTTGGTCTTAGTTTTCCGCCTTTTTTAGTACCAATATCTAAATGAATAAACCTGCTACCTAACTTTCCTTTTTGACTTACGCCTATTCCAGTAAACCCATGTTTACTCGCATTTGTGACAATTTTAAATGCTTCTTCAGATTTACACAATATATCTACAGCTATGCCTAAATTGTGTGTTCCTGGAAATGGTTTATTTTTTTCTGCATCATGGTTTTTACATCTGTAACCAGAAGTGATAACAAACGGAAATCCAAGCTCTGTTCTTAATCCTTGAAGTTTATTTATAAGTTCATGTGATATGTTGTTTTCTCCACAATGCCTACAAGCAAATTCTTCTAACTTAAAGTTTTTCCAAGCCATTAGTTACCCTTTGTTACTTTTTGTATTTTTTCTACAGACCTTAAACCTGCCATTCCGAGCATTGCCATCAATATTGTAGATAACTGAGTAAAATCAAACTCTGGTAAAGCAACTTGTATGCCAGCTATGCCGATAGCAAATTGAATCATAGGTGCAAGGATGAAGTGGTAAAGCATAGCAAGACTGCACACCCATCCGACAGATGGTCGCCACCCAGCTACAAACCAACTCTTACTGGCAGCTTCAATCTTGTTGACTTCTATTTGTGCCAGGTTAGCAGTTTGTAATTGTGTCTTGAGTTCATGTTCCAGTTGCATTTTTAGGTTCTTATCTGCAACAAATTTATTAAGTACGCTACCAGCTATGCCGACAACTGAGTTGGTTATTGGATCTGCCATTAGTCTTTCCTCTTATCTTTTTGATTTGCTTTAGCTATTTTTTCTTTTTCAATCAAGTTAGGTACGCCCAGGATTGTTTTTAACAATATGTCCTGGCGTATAATTTCGTTATCAACAGACCTTACTCTGTCAATAAGCTGTATAAGAATTTGTGTTTGGGAATCAAGTTTGGAATCTAATCTTTTTTCGACTGCCTGGAGAGATTCGTTTATTTTGTCATCGACTACATCTATTTTTTGTTCCATGCCGTTTACTATTTTATTTAACAATTTCCATAGAAAAAAACCTAATCCGAGAGTTGCAGCAATGGGAAAACCAACTTCATTTATTACTGTGACAACTTCATTCATTGGCCCATTATAAGGCTAAGTCACTTGCTGTGTGATTTTTGTACTGCAAAATTAGCAGATAATGAGGCCCCCTTATGCTTAACAAACTTTCCCGAATGTTTCATTAATTTATAACTACCATTTTTTTGTTTCATCCAATGATAGCCTTTAGGTGCTTTTACCTTCATTTTTTCTTTTTCCTAAGTTTTTTGAAATCAGCACCAGTTATCTTGTTTCTAGGTTTAGCAACTCTAGCTAACTTTTTTTGTTTAGGTGATAACTTTTTATTTGCCATATTTTTTACCTTTCTTTTTTTTCATAGTAGGTTTTTTAACACCTTTCTTTTTCATTCCGTATTTCATCTTTTTTTCCTCGTGGTTGTTTTCTTTCTAGATTTTAACAGGTCCGAATCAGCCTTTCTAGCACCGCCCTTACCTGATACAAAACTTTTTACACGGCCCATCGCCCAAGCGTGTTGTGATACTCCTGGTCTAGATCCAGAACTTAAATAAGCTCCTAAACCTCTGCGATAAACTTTATCTAAAGTAGATTTAGAAAAACGACCTGCTCCTGGAATAGAAGAATATTTGCCGCCTTTCTTTTTACTTCTTGCTTTTCTTTTTTCTGCCACTTTTACTCCTTTGTTTTGAAATCTTATCCATCATAGCTGGGGTTAGTTTACCCTCTTTGTATAGCTTTCTAGTTCTTTTTATTTCTTTCTCTCTAGCTTTTGGGTTCTTTGCTCCTTTGACATATTTCTTTGGCACTCCGCCTTTTGTTTTAGGAACTTTTCTAAACTTCCTTACCACTTTTTACAACTCCAATATCTAGCTGACAACTTGTCAGGTGGGTTTGAATCACATCTGTGTCTTGCTCTGAATGACTTTCTTCTGCCTGGTTGATTCTTTTTGATTTTCATATTCGGATCCCCAAAGCGAATCAGTCTTACTTTTTCACCTTTCTTAGCAAGGACTGCAAATTTTTTAGACTTGCCTGGAGTTCTCTTTGGCTTGTTGTAACCAGAGAATCTTTCACCTCTATAATTTATACTCATTGCTGTTGATTAGTTTTTGTTAATCCTTGTGCTTGTATTTTAGCAATAGATCTAATTGTTTCTCTATCTCTTTCCATCAAAGCATTTATCTCAGCCATATTAACTTGTGTGTTGTATTTAGCTTCCATCTCTTTTGCCTTGAGTCTAAGGTTAGCTTCTTCAATATCTCTTTGTCTATCATCATCCATGATAATTTTCATGCGATCAGTTTCAGCATCTAACAATGCTTTCTGTGCGGATGCCCTTGCTTTTTCCATTTCTGCCATAGCCAGTTGTTCTTCTGCACTAGGTTTAGACGGAGCAGGTGGTGGGTTTTGCACAACTGAGTTTATAAAAGATTCTGTGTCTTTTATTCCTGCTAGTTCAACAAACTTTCTAAGTGTGTTGGCGTATTGTTGCATTGACACTAAAGGATTGTTTGGCCCCATTGTCTGCAATATCTGTTCTTGTTTTTGTGCCAGACTTTGTAAGACTACAGCTTTTTCCTCATCGCTAGTCTTAGATATAGCGACATTGATACCGATATCTTTTGAGTTGTCCCAGTATCTTGGATCTATAGGTATAAACTTACCGTTTAATCTAAAAATTTCCGTAGCAGTCTGATGTTTTGCAATCAAGTCACTAACTAAACTAAATAATTTTTTCATACCGCCTTCAGCAAAGTGACGGCAGATAAGTTCGATTCTGCCTTGCGCTCCACTCATAGTAGCTGCAACGGCAGCCTTAGTAGAACTTTGTAAAGCATCTGCATTTAATCCAGCACTTGCCTTAGAAACTCCCGTTCTATTTTCTTTTGCTTCATCTAAATAATTTAAAACAGGAAATGCTTCTTTACCAACAAACGGCACAGAGAAAGGCTGGACCATTCCTGGCGACCTCATTCTGATTGGCTGTCCAATATCTGTATTTAAAACATCATCTATGTTTACTTGGCCCTCAACAATTCCCATTCTTGGAAAGATTGAGTGTCCTAAAGAATCCAAAGTATCACGCATGATTTGTGATTTAGCAGCTTGGATTGGTTTTAAATAATCAGCAGGACAGGAGCCGATTGCTGTGTGTGGTTCGGGGTCAGGACAAAACATAACAATCGGCAATTCGTGACACGGCATAACATCTACTATGTTGCAACCATCTCCCACGGTGCAAACTCTAACTCTCTCATCTATACCATCTTCGTCTAAATCATAAAATAAATAATGCTCTACATAGAGTATGTCGTTAGATCCTTTGTCTGCTCTATCTGGATAAACAATGTCATCGTAAGGATTCCTGGCGTTTACTTCGTTGCTAGTCTGAGGATCATCTGCGTAACCTGCTCCTCTGTATTCTTCTAACATATCTTGGTCATATCCCATAGCAACAAGATCTGACATTGTTTTAATCATTCTGTGACCAACATAAGAAGCTGACTCAATATCTCTAGCGTGTCTAGATATTAAAACTTCTTCTGGCGGAATAGATTCTATGCACACCTGGTCTTTGTCTTTAATTCTTTTAACAACAACATCGTATGATGCTGGTGATTCTTGTGTAATCTCTTGATTAGTTTCTGGATCTATCATTGTCATAGATTCCATAGTCACGCTTTCGCTAACAAGCTCTAAGTTTTTTTCTAGCATTAAGACTTGATATGTTTGCGGGTCCAGATCTGAATATTCGTGAGTTGTCGATGTGGTTGAATCATCCCAAAAAACTTTTACAAAACCAGTTTTTCTAATCAAAGCATCTTTGAAAGCATTGTATAAAACTTGGAAGCCTGGATTCTTTTCTTGGATTAAATAATTAACATAACTTGTTTGTTGTTCTGCTAGTTCTATATCACCAGCATCTTTCGGAACAAACTCAACAACTTTCTTAGTACCAAAAAAAGTACGCATGATAGACGGCAACATAAATAAAACGCTATCTCTTACATCCGTAGAAATATAAGATGATTGCAAGTCGCTACTTATGTCTGGTTCTTTGCCTAAATAAAATTCTGTGGACTCTGCTCTTTCTTCACCTATCTGATAAATAAAATCTTTGGCATCATCCATTTCCGCCTTTACAACTCCGTGGAGTTCTTCCATAGACGAATAATCTTCTACTTGTTCCATATTAACCTACTCTTTGAATTTTGGATTTTACAGGTTTCCTGAAATTATAACCCAAAAAGTCGTCACTTCCACTTGAATAAACAGCATTACTAGCCATCGTCAAAGCAAGAGAATCGGCCCTATCTGGAGATTTGATTCCTCTTTTTTTCATTTCTTCTTTTGATTCTAGTTTTATTTTTCCGCTAGAAGTATATTTGTAACTTGGCGAAACTAACTCTGCGGCAAGTTCATCATCAATTGGCAACCTGCAATCTCTTTTAGATAACCAATCTTTTATAGCAAACCAAAGTTCGGCTCTGAGGTTTAAATAATTTTTTTTGGATGATGGCGATTCAGCAACATTAATACCTCTAACTGGAAGATCCATTTCTCTTAATCTATCAACTACACCCGATCCTAAACCTATAACATCAACTAATATTTCTTGTGGTCTTTCAAGCGGCATACAATCATCGTATTGATTTTTTATCGCTCCGCATAGCTGCATAAGGTCCATCGAGTGAAAAGTTTGCAGATCTAAAACTGTGTTCCCCTGGCGTATGCACAATGCACTATTGTCGCCACCAAACCTTGCAACATCCAATCCCCAAATAATCGCTTCGTTTGGCGTAAGAGAAACATCCCTTCCCATAGCAGATCTTACGAGTTCCATAGGAATAACGGCATCATCGTCAGCTTTCGGAAACTCTCCCATAACTTCTACCCTGGCAACCGTAGAATCCTCACCGTACTGCTCTATCATCCTTTGAAACAACTCTTTATCGGTTTCTTCTACTTCTCTACTGTCTATCTGTGCAGTTTTCCAAAAGTTTCTTTTGGAGTGAAACGAGTCATAAAATGGTCCTGTATTTCTTCTTGGGTTAGAAAAAGTAAACCAATATCTGTTTTCCGTGGGTTCAGAAAAGAATCCCTCGGAAACAGAATATATTGGTGACGGAATACCTGATGCTTCATCCATAATCAAACAAACACCGTAACTTGAGTGTATTCCCGCAAAAGCATCTGGATTTTCTTCACTCCATAGTTGCGATTGTGCGTAGTAATATCCCGTGTCTATCTGTAAATCTTTTATCAGCGATTCTTCAAACCACGGTGCTGGTCTAATTGTCGTAGCTGTTTTTGCAAACCAATGTGAATTTATAGACAAAGTAAGCCATTTACCTAGTTCGGCCCAGGTTCTACTTCTAAGCTGTTGTTCTGTGTTGGCGGTCACAATTATTGTAGATCCTAGCCTGGTTGACAGCATCCAAAGTATTAACCAGGAAACTAAAGCCGATTTACCAATCCCACGACCTGACGCAACTGCCAGTCTAAACATTTCAGGCATGGTAACTTTCTTGTTTCTTTGTATGTGTATTGAAATATCACGCAAAATTTTTTCTTGCCACTTTCTTGGGCCAGTAAAATTTTCAAGGGGGGTATCTTTTTTTCCCCACGGGAACACGAACTTTACAAAATTTAATGGATCATCTTTTATGTTAATGGACCAAAGATCAGCCATTAGTTCGCTTTCTTGTTTTGCAGAATATTTCATTTTTTTCTAGCCATTTGATTGATTGTTGTTTCGTTATTTATGTTTTTAAAATAAATTCTGGTGCAATATCTCCTTATAATCGCTGCTATGGTAAGTATTGTTAGCTGAACTATGGATATTAACAAGGCATCTTGCGTGAATAGCAACAAAACAGCTAAAGATCCCCATGCTATTGGAAAATTAAAAGCTGCTCCAAGCGTAGTATCTGTGACAGACTCAATAAAAGCCTTTTTATCAAATTTCATCCCTGACCACGGTATCTCTTAAATTGTTTTTTCTTATGTTTCCCCCTGGGAAAAGTATTAGAACTTTTACCATTACCTTGAGAAGTGTGTTTTGCTTTCCTTTTGTTTGGATCTACTGTAATTATGGTTTTTTTCTGAGCCATAAAAAAATTTTATTTCAAGTGTTATACATACACACCCCCGCCCGTGCGGTGACGGGGGGGTCGTTAGCTATCGCACGGGAGAGAATCGCACGAATTGCACATATAACGAACCCCCACGCCAGAAGATCCTTTAGGGGAGGTGCTATTTCTAGGAGTGTTGGATCTTCTCTCATTTATTCTTGTTCGTTCCCGTGGAGAAACTTTCCCCCTGGTTGCACTTTCTCGCCCTCTATAACCCGTGAGCGTGATTCTGCTAGAACATCGTTTAAGTTGATATTAAATTCCACATTCTGCCGATCTGACCACCTGCCAGGATCCCTATTCTTTAAATAGAAAATACTGGCCGTAACATTTCCCCCCTCAGAAGCAGTCATCAAATGATTTGTTACCCGTTTAATTCCCATTGCTTCCCCCTTTTTTATAGCTTCCGCAATTTCTGCATATTCAGGATCCTTTCTGCGTCTATCTAGTGTATCCCAGGACACGCCCAAACATTTGGCTATTTGTCCGCTAGTTAATCCCTGGGCCGCTAGATCCTGGACTGCTTGAGGATCTATTTTCTTTTTCTTTGGTCCTGGCTTTTTCTTTTCTTTCATAGATCTATTTTATCTCAATAGATATTGGATTTAGATAGGCAATCATGGTTATAATAGGGCCATCGAGGGAATGAACCCTCGTTTATCCAGAAAAACGGAGGTGTTAAATGGATGAGAACTTAAACAAACAATACTTAGGCAGATTAGATCCTGACCAATATATGTTGGCCAAAGATTCTTCTGTTGCCAGGTACCTGGTGGATCTTGGTCTGACTGATACCAGGAGCAAGGATCTTGCAGATGCAATCCAGGATCTATTCTCTGCTCTTTGTGAAGTGGATGAGAGATACCATGACTTGTTAATGAGAGAAGCACCAGAGATATTTCTCTGCGCTCAGATCTATGCAGATGTGAACGGATCTCCTAACAAGAGTTGGAGGCACAAGATCCAAAAATCTTTTGATGCTTGGATCCAGTCTGATTATGGATTGAACAAGCTCTATCATGGCCGCAACAATCAGGAGGAAAAATGAAGAAATACACAATCAATAAATTCATTGAAGAACATGATGAGTTTACCTTTGTTGCTTCTTATCCAGAGAGTAGGTTTGATGATTGCCTGGATAAGTTCTGCAGATTGAAGAATGAAGATCCTCATGCAACCTTGACGATTAGCGGTCCTGGAATATCCATCCAGGGATCCTGGTCGGATCCGTGCGCTAGGTTTCAACTTGAGCGAAGATCCAAAGATAAGGACTGCGTGGAGCGTTTCACTTATCGAGTCTTTGACGGTGACACTCAGCAGATCTATTTAGATTGCTCTGATACTGCCGCAAAACACATGATGAAATATCAGAAGGATCTTGCCGCCAGGAATGAGGATCAAATGCGTAGGCAGTTGGTCGGATTCAAAAGGACTGGCGACTATGTGAACGCTGAATGGGAGGTGAAAGAATGACTTTCCAAGAAGCACAATCCAAGTATGTTTCGTTTTTGCGAGACATGGAGGCCGTAACTGGTGAAATTGACTATCCCGACAAGGAACAATCTCACGGCATGAAAACAAAGGGCGGAGTCATTGTCTGGTCACTTTACAACATGCAAGGACATTTCTTGGCTAAGGTTTACAGTTCTGGCTACATTCAATCTTACAACGGCCCAAATAATGTATTTCGATGGGTGGAGAAAATATGAGTAACTTAAAAAAGAGAGATGAGATGACAACTAAAGATGAACTTCAGTTGATGTGCGATGCTTACGCAGAAGATATCGATAACGGAAAATTCATCAAGGATCTAAACTCGGATGATTATGATTCTGTTTTAGATCACAGGTATGTGATTGACTATGACGGTGCTTATAGATCCGTGCATTTACTCGTGGCTTTTGGCGGTCCAAATATTTGGATCTGTACTGACACCATGCAAGTGGACGGATATTGGGGATCTGATCGAGTAACCTCCTGGTTTGGTAGGAGTGCGTCAGATGAAATAGATTATTTTTATGAAGATCTATATAACGGACACCTTTTGACCGTCCGCACATACTAAAAATCTAAAAACGCCCTCAGAGGTTCATAAACGGCTTCTGAGGGTTTTTTTATGTAAGTTGATATAAACCTTAGACTAACCCTTTCTTTTTCCTTGTACGCCGTTTCTCGAGGTCGTTTTTCTTCTTGTACCCTCCAAATAAGGAATCTTTCTCTTTTTCTCCCTTTTTAGATCTTCGTCTAGTAATTTTCCTAAACCTACTAGAAGAATGTGCTTCCGTTGTCCTGGTTTAGCTTTTTCAACTAACTTATTTTTTTCTTCCAACGCTAACCAGATGACATTTTGTCGAATTAATTCCTTGACGCTATTGCCGACTGACTTCCTGGACAACCCGACCATCTTTCCGTAGTAGATCCAGGAGTCATGGCTTGAGAAAGTTTCCCAACGGTAACGCTCCACGATGGCCCATAAAATCAATTTACTCCCTGGGGAAAGATCTTCACGCCCTGCCTGGATCCTGTACCACAACCAACAAACTTTCCTCAACAAAGAATAATTACTGTATTCATCCACGAACTCAAAGCGGACAAGTCCGCTTTTGCTTTCATCCTCGGGAACGCCCTGGACAATCCACCAGGTTACTTTGAGATCTTGTTTCAATGAATCGTTGGCAGTCCGTCTTGATCCACAAATCCAATGTTATCTTCCTCGTTCATTAGATCCCCGAATTGTTCATAACAGCCAATAAATTCTCCAATAATATTTAATCTAAGATCTGCGCACATAGTTTCCGCACGGGAACGATTACGGGCAAGAATAAACGGTCCTGCATACACTACGCCCTCGTGTTCGTACTCTGTCAAAAATATTAATAATTCTTCATTCATTATTAGCACCTATAAATTATTAGAGGGATCAAAGATACCCTCTAATAATATGTATATATTATGGATATATGGGAAGTATCTTCGCATCTAATGGGAAATATCTTCGCATCCATTGGGAAGTATCTTCCCATTAAAACTCCAAATCTTCAGGAGTAACATTATCAGAGGGCATAGATCCTGCGCCTTCTTTCTTAATAAAATTGATAACTTTATTAAAATATATCTTTTCAAATTCTACCCAATCTGCATCCGTCACCCAATAGGCTAAATCTGGTATTTCATCGCATATCTCCCTATAAGATTTAATTGATTGTTTAAGATCTTCCAGGAAAAAAATATATTGGTTCTTCCCTGGCGGCCTACCGTTTGCATTTGCCTCATCCGTATGAACTTCAAAACTTTCTAAGTCCTGCATTAATTTATCTAGTATTTTTTCAAGTACCATCATGTTTTACCTCTCAATAGTTATGTTGCCGTTTTC